ATGTTAAAAGACATACCCCGAACAGCACTAGCAGAAGTCGAAGCTGCCAATATTTTACTGCCATTTTCTAACTCCAATGATCCTTTGTTCCATGATATGATTCCTTGTTGCATCCACTTAGGAAGATTCTCATACGCAGTTTGTAATCTACCCAGTAGATCTCTGGCAGTTGCTGCCTTGTTAGCAAGAATACCAATATTTACATTATCATTAAATACCGCATAATGTAATAAGTAGGATACCGACGTTGTAGACTTACCAGTCTGACGAGGCATCTTACAAATATTAAATCTATTATCGTGAAAGTTTCTAATTAACTTTTCTTGAAAATCATAAGGTTGGAAAGGTACAAGACCTTCATCCAAACTTACAATCTTTACGTGTTCTTTTGCAAAGTATACTGGATCATTCTTACATGCCATGAATTCAAGAATTTGCTCTTTGGTAAATTCTTGTTTGACATTTGCTTTTTTTAGAAGCGGGTTACCAAGATATACATCATCATATGTGGTTGGCATATCAACAATTCCAAGCTCTTAATGATTTAGACAATCTATCATCTCCTGTATTATTAGAAGGTTTCTG